TGGTGTAACTTATGCAGAAGATATATCTATGACTTTTCAAGCTAGTTCTGGTTTGGATGAAAGAGTATTTTTTGAAGAATGGCAAAAACAAGCATTTAATGAAAATACTTGGAATGTTGGATATTATAATGATTATGTAAGTGAAGTTCATATATATTTACTTGATAAAAAAGACAAAAGACGATATGGAATTAGACTTGTGGAAGCATTTCCTAAAACAATTGAAGCAACGGAACTTAATCAAGGAACAAATAATGAAATTATTAAAACTTCAGTAAGTTTTTCTTTTCGTTATTGGAAAACATTAGATACAACTAGAATTGGCGAACAACCTTTTGGCGATATTTTTATTGGTATACCACTAGTTGGAACAGTAGAAAGAACCATTACTGCAAATTTGCCAAAACTAATTAGTAAATTATTATAATGAAGGATGAAAAATTATGGCACTACCCAAACTTAATAATGCGAATTATGAATTGACTTTACCATCTACAGGAAAACAACTAAGATATAGACCTTTTCTTGTAAAAGAACAAAAAGCTCTCATGATTGCTCAAGAGTCAGAAGATAATAAATTAATAGAAAATACTTTTGCTCAAATACTTACGGATTGCGTTTTGGATGAAATTGATCCATACAAATTACCAATGTTTGATATAGAATATATTTTTCTAAGAATAAGAGGAAAATCAGTTGGTGAAAAAGTACAATTAAACTTATTATGTCCAGATGATAATAAAACTCGCGTGGATGTTGAAATTAATTTAGAAGAAGTTGATGTACAAATGCCAGTTGATCATAATAATGTTGTAAACTTAACAGATAATATTAAACTTGTAATGAAATATCCATGTCTAACAGATATGACAAACTTTAATGAAGAAGGCCAAGTACAATCTATGTTTGATATGATAAAAAGTTGTGTGTATGAAGTTCATGATGGTGAAACTGTTCATCATAGAATAGATATGTCTGAAAATGATTTAGAAGATTTTATTGATAGCATGTCTACAGATAATTTTGAAAATTTAACTAATTTTTTTGAAACTATGCCAAAGTTAATACATGTAATTGAGGTAACAAATCCAGTAACAAAGAAAAAAAATGAAATACCAATTGAAGGATTAGCAAGTTTTTTCGACTAGCCCTTTCTCATGATACACTAGAGAATTATTATAAAACTAATTTTGGAATGATGCAACATCACAATTATAGTTTAACAGAATTAGAAAATATGATACCTTGGGAAAGGGAAATTTACATAGGTTTATTAATGAATCATTTGGATGAAGAAAAGAAAAGAATAGAAGCAGAAAATAGAAAAAGAGGTTAATTATGGCAAATGAAGTCGCAAGCAAAGATACGGTAAACGTCAATCGTGATGATTATGATGCAATGCGTGATCGTATCAATGAACTAGAAGATGACGATGCATCACACATATATGACACATTAAATAAACCAGTAAATAAAACAGGCTGGTTATGGGTTGCACCAGAATATTTTAGTCGGTGGCGAATTTTTCCAAGATGTTTTATAAGTATGTACATATATTTACTTTATGAAGTTACAATGTGGTTCATGGCATTAAGTGAACCGAATATGGCACAAGCAGGACTCGTATCAGTTGTTGTAGGTGCAGGCGCAGCGTGGTTTGGATTATACGTTAACAGTACAAGCACAAATCAAGATGTTGTTGGTAATCAACCAATACAGCAACAATATGGATATAACTCTACCTCATCTGGTAGAAAAAAATAGGATAAGAATATGGCCGAACTTTCAGATGTAACCGAAGCTCTGCAAAAACAAACCGCAGCTACATTAAAAATAAGTGTGGAGACTCTTAAAGAGCGACAAGCACAAAAAAAGGCTAATGATGAAAGTAGAACAAAATTAGAAGAACTAAAAGAAAGTATTGAAGCTGCTGGTGGTGTTGCAGAAGAAAGTAGAAAATACAATAAACTTTTATACGAACAAGAAAAAGCAGAAAATGAGTTAAGAAAAAAAAGTGCTGATACTTCAGCAGAAGAAAAAGAAAAACGATTAGAAGCAAGAGCTCTTGCAGCTAAAACTGGAAATTTATTAAAGAAAATTGCTAGTGGAATAGGTGGACTGGCAAAAGCAAGTCTTGATACTGCAAAAAAAGTTGGTGGTGGAATTTTTAATTTTCTAAAGAAAGCTCTTTTGGGAGCCGCCTTAATTGGTTTATTACTTTTTCTAGATGATGAAAATTGGGAAAAAATTAAAACACTTGCAGCTGATGGAGTAATATGGCTAAAAAATAAAGCTGTACCATTTTGGAAGAATTTTAAAAAATTTATAGAATCTCCAACTTGGGATAATTTAATTAAACTTTTTGGTTTAACAGAAGAATTTGCAAACAAAATAGAAAATGTTTTCAAGAAAATTGAAATATTTTTTAAGGATCCTTCTTTGAAAACACTTGGCGGTATTTTTAATATGACAGAAGCAGAGATGCAAGACTTAAAAGATAAAGTTATAAAATATTCATTAACAGCAGGAGCAGTTGCATTAGCTTTACCAGTTATGTTAGGTGCTCTTATGACTATAGGAGGCCTAGTGACATGGGCTGGATGGAAAACAATATCAGGTAGACTTTTAGGTGGAGGTGCAGCTACTGGACTTGTTGGTGCTACAGGTTTTAAAAAAGGTGGTTTTTTCAAAAAATTACTTAAATTTGGTGCTGTATTTAGTCTTGTACTTGGTGCAGTTGATGGAGTGGAAGCTGGTGTAGACGAATTTAAAAAATCAGGAGATATGCAAAAGTCAGTTGTAGCAGGTTTAGCTGGTATGGTCAATAGTATAACTTGGGGATTAATATCTGAAGAAGCATCAAAAGCATTTATGAACCGAGTGATTAGGGATATTGAAACTGGTGGAGCACCATCACAAAAGCAGATTAGAGAGGGAGATCCCAATATTGATCATCTTATGCGGCGCGATCTGGATTTCTTTAGTGATCCAAACGCATATAAAACTAGAGACGGAAGTATGAGTACACCCAAAGGCGGGTTGTACGGCATGTTATCTAATATACTGGGGTACTGGGGCCCACCAGACCTAAAGAAAGATGATAGAAAGGTGCGTCAGATGGCAGCTAGTTTTCAGCCCACCACATTTGTAGAAACTGTAACAAATCTACGAATCCCTCCATTGTCTGGTAAAGATTACGGCCGTCAGGTTAAAAACTCAAAAAAACTAGTAGATGATATGTTTAGAGGTCAGTTTTTATCACCAAGCACAAAAATAAAAAGGATGGGTCATAAATTAGAATTAGAAGGTGCAGATATTAGTGAAGTAAAAGCAAAAAAACTTTCGGTGCTTGATTTTATAGTGCCGGCGGCATTTACAAATGAACAAAGAATTGCTACAATGAGTCTAGCGATGGCAAGAAGATCTATTTCTGCTGGAGCTCCAGATATTCACATTGAAGCTCCAAGTGTTACAAGTGCTACTTCTTCAAATATTAGTAACCAATACGTGACAAGACCATTACATCATCCAGATCCCATGCTTGGGTTAGTAAATGCAGCAGTATAAAAACTCTCTCTAATTTCTTAGAGAGAGTTTCAAATGACTAACTATCGTCAGCAAGTTTCTGAAAATAGTCCATCGTATCATCTTCTTCATCTGTAGATGATATCGTAACTGTGGAAGAAGTGGGAACAGGTTCTTCTACAGTATCCACACTAACAGTATTCTCAACAGGTTCATCTTCCATAAGAGTTGTTACATTTCCTACGGTTGTAGTTCCAGCAAGAACCATATCAAGTCGTGTTTTTAGTTCATCATATGATTTGAAGTTTGATGGAGCCGTAAACTCGTTAAGAGCATATTGCTGTTTCCAAACTTCTTCAATTGCATCATCATTATCAAATAAAGGTGAAGGTGCTTCAAACTCTGATTTATCATAGTTCCAATAACCATCTACCTTACGTATCTTCAACTTGAAGTTTGCACCTTCCCAAAAATCAAAAGGATTGACAGGTGTTTCATCTTCAAATGCAGGCTGCATTGCTTCCATGCATTTATCAAAGATTTTTTTACCAAAACGAAAGAGAAAAACTTTTCCTTCATTCTCAGGATTCTTTGGATCACTTACAACATAGATGTTAGAAAAATACTGCAACTTACGTTTTTGTCGTCTCGCAATTTCCTTATCTGATTCAATACCAGAGTTCCAGTATGCACTGTTTAATTCTGATACAGGATCATTGTTGCCGAGTGTGGTAAGTGAGTTTTCAATATACCACTGTCCAGTAGGGCCTTGAAATGCATGATTCCAGACCTTTGCCCATGGCAAATCTTCTCCTTTTACAGCAGGAAGAAAACGAATAACAGCATAACCATTACCTGTTTTATCCAACACTGGTTTCCAGAGTCGCTCGTCCACATAGGACTTTTTCTCTTGTGG